TAGCTGGACGATGCTCCCAGAACTGGTCTGTGCCGAGTGTAACACCCTCTTGTGACGGATATAGCTTGATGGCTCGTTTGCCACCCTTCTTCATTAAAGCAAATTGTTCAGGAGTAGCCCATCTTTCTTCATCTGTACACATGGGTGGTTCGGCTAGTTGGTGCAGTGCAATACGCTCTTTGACATAAGCCTCTGCCTCATCTAATGTCCACATCCTGACAGGTAGGGTCATTATGGGACGGGCAGGGTAATCAGGGTTCTTCTGTTGCTCACGGGGTCTCCAATCCCTAAAAATGGCTGTAATGCTCAATTTAGTGACTTCTGTGCCATTCTTATGGAGTAACCATCTCAGGACGTTTAACTGGCGTTCCCACTCGATTTTGCCACTAGCAGCGAATACTGAGGTTACCTTGTAATCAGATAGATGAGAACCCTCTAAAACGTCGAATGCGCCCCCTAATTTCCATCCTAGTACCTCGGCATAGACTCGCTCCTCTACACGTGCTGTACGCCCTTTATAAGCCATTTCTAACAGGTGATGAACAGCAGTCCCAAACAACGCCCAAACACGGTCTGAAGCATCCTCCTCGATGTCATTGTCGTGCTTAATCCGTAATTGACGAATCAAGGGTGGTTGAATGAGTTGGGTAACCGTAATATCGCTACTACCTGGGGTATACCCTTGGTTTTGTACTGCGTTGACTATTGGGTCAGGCAGGTTAAATTTATTAGTTAGACGCATTTGTTTCCCCTATTCAAATAACAATGATTGAGTTAATACTTTCCCCCCAGAATCATATCTTTTGGAATCACCCTTGGGATACGGTTCAACCTTATACATCAACTTTGAATTCAACATCTTTTTTTGCGTTTTGTTACCGTGAAAAAATATGTAACGATGTTTTCTGCTTCTTTCTGTGTAATAAAAATCATCTCCATACTTTTCTTTAATGCTTTCTAATGTCATTCCATCGCTAATTGTTTTGCTATGTTTATGTTCCAATCCTTTTATAGTCCAATCAACTCTATTTGCAGATAATCCTGTATATATAAAATTAGTGGCTTGATACACATATCCAACGTGGCCTTGTCCCATATCCGCATAAGACACAACAATAGTAGGTTTTGGTAATAATTTTATGGAGTTAGCAACCAAAAAACTAGCTTGATTTTTAGCATTATCCATTAAACAAATTCTGTTAAGTTCCAAAACTTTATCTGAATATTCTTTTCCACAAATTCCCATACACAATGAAGGACTAGCTGGAATTCCGTAAGTTATAACACCCACTAATCCCCCCCCAATCTCATATAACCCAAACGCAAACATAATCTGTGGGATTCTTTTTGCGTAATGTTTTTCAAGTAACCAAGGGGCAACCTCTTCGTTTTTAATTGGTGCCACTCTCATTTGCATACTTTATTTGGTGGGGTACTCACGTGCCGAATTCGCTTTCCCCCGTAACCATTAGAATGGTACTGATTCGTCTTCAATCACAGGTTCTGCAGCAGGGGTTCCGCCAGACGGAATACCACCCTCTTCAAGTTCTTTGCTCATTAGAATCTTCTTTTGAACATAGCTAGACAGTGCGTTAAAGATGTTTTGGTCAAACTCACCAATATCAAACTTGACTGCAGGATTAACCAACTCAGGACAAGCCATACCTTTTGGTAAAGCCATGATTGAACCTACGTTAGCGTAGACCTTAGAGTTGTCCTTAGATGGCTTATGTACGATACCTAACAGACAAGGAGCACCCAATACATTCTCAAGACTAAAGTTACGCAACTCTTCCGCACTAAACGGACGACCACGCCATGCTTCCAAGTCTTTCCGAAGATTGGCCTTGTCTCCGATTGAAGCCGTGTACTCTCGTGAGATTGAGAATGGGCGACCATCACTCATCATTTCGTTTAGTTCCCAAGTAATACGAACTTTAGGGGCTACTTTAGCTTCACCTTTCCATTCAAATGTCTGATGACCTAAATCAATAATTTGGTAGCATCGTGCAGCAAAACTTCCTGCTGGACATTGTTCAAAATCACCACCACCACCGTTACCTGCGTTGACTGTTAAGCTCATTTTCCTAATTCCTTTTCTAATTGTGCAATGACTTCTTTGATTTTTTCAATATCGTTTGTTACCGACATTAACTGCCATTCAAGACGCTCTTTCTGATACAGATAGTCTTGAAGGCGTACTTCTAACTGCTCTTGCTCTCTTTGTACTGTTTCATAATGTTCTTGCATTTTCTTCCTCCGCATTTTTATACCAGTCTTGGATATACTTCATTAAATCTGCAACAGACTTCCCCACTACTTTAAGATTCCCCGTTGCAGGGAGAACCTCTTGAATCAACGTGATATGAGGAGCATCGTCCACATAACCCGTAATCAATAATACACGATGTATCCAGGCTAGTTCTTTTAATAGAATCTTTTGCCCTTGTTTTATTTCCTCATCTTCACGTTTCCACTCCCCAAATAGGAAGCTCCCTTTACGCTCTAGTACCATATCTATATTAGATGGCATAAAGTTAGGGTTACTACCTATTACCCCCCTCAAGAACCCAAAATCAACATGGGTCGCTCTTGCGTTTCTCATTGCTGGAATCATACTTCTCCCTTAAATATTTCTCTATCTCTCTTGCAAACCGCATATCTAGTTCTGTAGGCTTTTTCCAAACCATGAGCTTAGAGAACCATATATCCCTTATTTCTTCATCCAGTAACTTTTCCATTGAACCTAGAAGTTTCCAACTTTTCTAACATTATTTCAATAGCAGCCATCCATCCTGCCTCAAATCCTTCATAACTGGTTGGATGATTCTGTCCCTTAACTGCAGGTTTCCATTCTTCACACCAATCTTCGTAATACTCTTGTACTTTACTCATCGTCTGCTACCCCTTGCAAGAAGTGTTTATACCTATCTAATAACCAATTAATTTCTTTAATGTCACCACAGCTACTGGCAAAGTATTCATTACCCTCTGCTGTGTACCCCATAATGCAGACCATCTGTAATACCTTAGCCCCCTCAAGTACTGAATCTATTGGAACATCCCCTACAGTGCCTTCTGGAAACTCAATAATTTCTCCCATATCACCCCCTGATATATGTCAATATGTTAACTACGGTATCCACAACGGATGTAACGCATAGGATTACAATGAGCAACCCTTCTGTGTTAGTAAATTTCATTTGTTTCTCCAATAACTATCTTTTGGATTAGCAATCATACTAGCAATCAATTCATCAATCGTACTAAACCATTGAATTACTTTCATGCCATCATGCTGCATGATTGTAAAACTCACTTCTTTTTTTTCCGCAAATCTTCGGAGTGAAGTTTTTTAATAGTCTTAGGAACTTGTTTGGCTTTTTTAGCAACTGTAGCTGCCTCTTCCCTGCCAGCGAACTTGCCATCTGAAAGTATAAAACCTCTTTTGCCTTCCGTATTAAGGTCATCGTGGCTCTCCTTTTTAGATTTCGCTTTTACAATCTTTCCGTCTGATTTCTTTACTGCAGGAACTTTAACTGTTTTCATTGGTATCTTCCTTGGTGTTAGTGTTGGTTTGGATACTGTTCTCCTCGACAATTCCGTGGGCGATTTCGATGGCCCGAGCAATTTTTCGAATAGAGAACGGATAGTTAAGATTAAATCCGATAACGTCAATTTCTTCATTGGATAATGCCTTTCTTGCTGGTTCGTAGTTTGATAAATCTAAATCTTGTAGTGTCCATGTAGTCATATTAGAAGCAGGTTATTAACTGTCCATTAGTTATACAAGTGATTAACTTACCATCAGGTGTAATGATTTGAGTAGTCTGTGCGTACACAGGGTGACATTTGGCAACGATTGTAGCCATAAAAGCTACAACAATCCAAAACTTCCAAGTTGATAATACTTTCATTTCCAGGCTCCTAAAATTTCTTTGAAAGACCATTCAACGCTTGGTGCATAGTCAATCAAAATTGTATATAAATCTGTATCTTCGTCTTTTTCAATCCACTTACTTTTTTCCATGTTATTAACAATCTTCCTCATTTTGCTAGTACAAGAATGAAGTTCTAC